CGGGTGCGGCCGGACGGCCATCGTTCTTGCCGATGAAACCGGCCATGCTGCGCTTTGCCTGTCGCGTGGTGGTGATTGCCATGGGGATTTCTCCTAGAGGAGGTGAGTGCGCTTGGCGCTTTTCATCTGGTTTTGCCGACGCCACAGGGGGCGAAGGTTCGATAGTGCCCACGCGGCTTTAAAGCCGGGGCACTCAGGGGTTTCAAAACTGAACTGTGCGATCGGCACAATGTGATCAATGTGCCACTGGTGGCGGTTAGCCCACGACATCCCTGGCAGGAATTGTCGCTCTAAGTGCCGAATAAGGTCATCAATCGTGTAGTCCACGAGGGTTCGCCACGACTTCCCTGCTTTACCGGTCAAGAGAGAAGAGTTGATCCGGCGCGTCATACGTTCCGCCAAATTCTTCTTCGGGTCGACAGATCGCCTCTCTCTGTGCCATCGGTTGAACCGGTCTGCAGCGCACGGTTCGCAGAACTTTGAAGGCCCGCTTTTGAGGATGAACTTGCTCCCGCAGGCGGAGCAATTTACCTCGGAGCCGATAGCACGAGCACCGCTCAATCTTAGCTTGAGCAAAGCACGCTCTCGATCTGCGTCCCTCTCTCTCTTCTTCCCACACGTATCGCAGAACCGCTTTTTTGACGACCTGCTCAAAAATGCACCGCCGCAACATTCGCATACTCGTTCGCGGAATATTGCTGCTCTGGTGATTTTGCTCTTCATCCTGGGCGCACTCCATAAGAATGCGCCCAGTTTATTCTATGCTTCTACCGACCGGAAGCGTTTGTTACGTTACGTATCCAAGATCCCCAAAGATAAACGCCTCAGGCCTATACACGGCCAGGGCGAGCCGCTCTTCCGCCAGGATCGTGACGAGGTTCTTCGTGAAGTCGTCGTTCACGTAGCCGGTTTCGACGCGGGCATCCCAGCGGTCGAAGACCTGCGCGCCGAGCTTGAAGGCGCCGACCAGGAACTTGTCCACGGTGATTGCCTTGGTCGCCACGACGGGGAGGCCCCAGAGCGTCGGATTGATGCCGCCCTGCGGAACGCCGATGATGTAGTTGCCACCGGCATCCTTGGTCAGTTCGATGCGAGCCCAGTCGGTCGGGTTCATGACGATACCCGTTGCCGGATATTCCGCGAGCGCAGCCTGGAGGGCAGCGAGGCGGATGGTGTCGATCGCCGTTGCATCCGTGGGGGTGAACGGTGCCGAGTATGCCGTCGCCTGCGGGATGAGACCGTGCAGGTTCTGGCCGGTGCCGTCGCCGTTGAGAAGCTGGGCTTCCTCGACATAGGCGAGGCCGTAGAGGAGGCGCTGGTCGATGGTCGAGCGGAGCTGCGCGATATCGGACAGAACCTGCTTGGAGGCCTTCATCCAGTGGGCGATGACCTTCGCGGAGGTCGTGACGATATCGAACTTCAGGTCCGACTCCGGCTTGGCAGCACCTTCAGCAACCGGAGCGGCGCTGTTGGTGAAGCCGGTCTCCTTCACGTACTCCAGCGCATTGCCGTCCATCTGGCCCTGCGTGAGCAGGTCACGGACGGTAAGACGGCGCTGGGGAAGCGGAAGGATGCCCGGAAGGCGGGTGCGCTCGATCGCGTCACCGACAGAGCCGGCCGCGTCGCTCGTTGCCGAGGTGAGCGTTGCCTTGATGCGGAGATCCGCACCGCGGGCGCTCTTGGCAAAGCCGCTGTCAGCGAAGGACTTGAAGCCTTCCGACTCCACGAACTGTTCACCGAGCGACTTTTCACGCTGCTCGCTGCCGCCATTGCCGCCGCGAGCCATCTTCTGTTCCAGCTCGGAAAGCTTCTCGGTAATCGTACCGTTCATCTTCACGAGGGCTTCGTCCAGTTCCTGCTTGAAGCCTTCGGAAAGCTTCTTGCCGGCCTGGCTTTCGGAAACGGCCTTTTCCGCGAGTTCACGGATCGGATCGACGGCCGACTTGATGGCCTTTTCCTGTTCGGACTTGAATTCAGCAGCGAGTTCCGCCGCCGACTTGTTATCGGTGCTCATGATGTTCTCCTAGAGCGAGATTTGTGGGTTAGCCGCGAAGTGCTTTCAGAAATGCGGCTGCTTCGTTCGCCATTTCGCCCTCGGACTCGCTCCGGAGCAGGTGAGACAGACCCTTGCTGGCGATTGCAGCGGCCTGCGTTTTCGAGAAGCCAGCCTCACGCAGGAACTTCTCAAATTCTGGAAGGGTCGGAAGCTCGCCGTTCACCAGCGCTTCCTTAACGGCATCGACGCGGGCGCGTTCATTCATCGCCATCGACACCACGGAAACCTCATAGAGCTTGACCTGCTTTAGAAGCAGAGCGCCGCGCTTCTCGTCCGGCTCCGCGTCTACGATTCCGTAACCGATCGAAAGCCCGTCAATATCTCCGTCTTTCAGCAGGGCATGAGCCTCACGGGCTCTCTGGACGCCCATGTTCAACTTGCCCTCGACATAGAGGCCCTTGCCATCTTCGGAGATATCGAGCCACTTGCCGATCGGCTCGCGCTGGTCGTGCTGCCAGAACATCTTCACCGACGTGCCCTTCTGCCGATGATCAGCGAGGCTCTTCGCGAACGCACCAGGGACGACGATGTCTCCACCACTGTCCTTGTTGCCAAAAATTGAACCATATCCGGAAAATACGCCGTCTTCCCCGAGCTTCTTGATGTCGAAGATCGGGGCGGAAAACTTGGTTTTCATGATCGCTATTCCTCGTTCGGCGCCGGCAATCGCTGCTGTTGGCCTGCTTCCGTGATCGGGACGTTTGTCACAGCAGGAGGGTAAGCTTTGCCCCCTTGCTGATGTTGTCAGCCGCCCACATCGGGCGAAGATTTGTTAGCGCCCAAGCGGCCCTGAAATCAGGATGCTCTGCACTATCAAAGTGGAACGACGCCAAGGGCCGGATGTGGTCGATGTGGAACTTGCCAGCGTCCGCCCATGTCATGCCGGGAAGAAACTGACGCTCAATGTGCCGTCTCAGCTCTTCGGCGGTATATCCGACCAACCGCTCCCAAGGGCGCCCGTTTTTTCCGCCACGTAGCGCCCGTCTAACAGCGCAAGTCATCCGGCTATTAAGCAGCCCCTCCGGTGACTGGCGCTTAGCAGCCTGCCTGCAACTCGCCCCGCAATACCTTTGCGTCACCCATGTTGGATCGAATTCGGATTTGCAGATTCCGCATTCACCCTTCGCCGGGATAGCTTTCGCCTTCCTGCTCAGGAACTGATATTTGCTCCGCCCTGAGTTTTCGGCAGCGGCAATGCAGGGCTGGCAATAGTAGTTGTACGGGTCTGTTGTTTCAAAGCCGACTTCGCAGCGCCTGCAGACACGGGCGTGTGACTTTGGCCCCTCGAAAGCTCGTCGGCGCGCGAGGCGACGACTAACATTCGCATTTCGCGCGGTAGCCTTGCACACTTCTCCGCAATATCTCGCGATGGGGCTGCGTTTTGTGAATTCAGTCAGGCACTCAGCGCATTGCGCGATGCCGAATGTTCGCATACTTAAGCTAGTAGCCACTCGACGCTCCAATCGTCGTTTCGGTTAGGGCCGAGGCGGTGTTGCAAGCACCAAATCGGCCCGGGTTCTTATAGCGCATCTCCGTCAAGTTGGGGAGCACTTGATGGCCCTGAAATTGGAACATTCTGGGACTGCATCCGGGGCACGTCGCCGCCCTCTACCTTCTCCAGGTTCTCCAGAGCGCGGACTTCGTTGATCGTCATCGCGCCGATCTGCGTCATGGTCTGGTAGAAAGCTGCTCGGCCTGCGCTGTCACCCCGAAGGAGCCCTTCAAGGTTGAACTCGATCGTCAGGCCGGCGGCGCGGTCTTCGGCGCGAAGAAGCTGCTTCTCCAGCGCCTGTTCAATGCGCTTCAGGCGACGGCGGAGCGTGAACTTCTGGAAACCGAGCGTCTGCTGCTCCAGGCCCGTGCCCCAGCTCGTCGTCTTTTCAGTATGGCCGATCATGAACGGCGGGACGCCGAAGAACCGGCAGATCTCCTCGACTGAGAACCCGCGGGACTCCAGCATCTGGGCCTCTTCCGGCGCGATGGTGAGTTGCTCCCACTTCGTGCCGCCTTCGAGGATCAGGGGCTTTCCGGAATTGGCCGCGCCGACAAACTGATCCGTTAGCGTCGTGCGGGCCTGATGGCGCTGCTCGTTATCGAGCCACCGGTCAAACGTCAGCACGCCGGAAGGACGGAGGCCGTTCTTGAACATGCCGCCGGCCGAACGGTCGATCGCCCGCGCCAAGCTGAAGGCATTTCGCGCGAACTGCAGCGTGGACATGCCGCCAAGCGGATTGCCGCCGAAGCCGCGGATGTGCAGCATCGTGGCGTCAGTCTCGACGTAGGACTTGCCCTCATCCGTCCAGCGGTATTCGATCGAGCCGTTCTGCAGGCGGCGAACCGAAACGAGATTCGGCGCGACTGGATGCAGGCCAGTGACCTCTTTCCCGGTGCGCTCGATCCGAGCATAGGCGTTGCCCCAAAGTTCAAGCGAGGCGCTGACGAACTCCCAGAAATCGACCGCCGTCTGGTCATAGTTCGGGCTGTCGTGCAGCACCCGATACAGCCGGTGATCGCGTGCGACCGTCCGGCGTCCTTGCGGGTCCGTGCGATAGACCATCAGCGGCAGGCTGGCGATCGTGCCGGCGAGCAGGTTCGTGCAAGCCCACACAGCCGACAGGGAGAGCGCCGTGTCGTCGGAGACAATCTCCCCGGCATCGCCCCGCACGGCGTCCGGATACCAGCCGTCAGGCTCGCGAACCGTCAGCCGGCGCACGATGGCGCTCTTGATCTTGGCTACAACGCTCACGCCGCACCTGCCAGGCTCTTGAAGTAGTCGTCCATGCCTGCCCCCGGCGCTTCTGGGTTTCGGATCATCACCGTGACGGCGTCGAAGAGAGCCATCACGGGGTCAATCTTGGCGTCACCCGCGTTCTGTTTCGTCGCTCGGATGGCCGTTGCGGTCGGTTCGATCTTCAGGTTCCCAACGCACCAGTCCATGAGAGCGGACGGCGCATGGCGCAGCGTGCCGTTGGCGAGCTTCCGTTCGGCCGTCTTGATCGCGTTCATCATGGCGTAGCCTTGCGGTGCGCCGACCAGATTTCCCGCTTCCTGCGTGACCTCGATCTCGGCCAGTGCCTCGATCATTTCACCGAGGCCGGCAGGGTCGACAGCAACCGACGCCAGAAGCCCGCGGTCCTTGATGTCCTGGATGATCTCGATGATGCCTGAAATGTCGTCCAGTTCGTCGTCTACGATGGTCAGGAGACCGTCGCGCTGGAAGTCCTGTAGCTTCGAGGCGATCGACTTGCGCCGTTCGAGCACTCCCTTGTGGCACCAGGCATGGGACCAGGAGAGCCAGTCCCGGCTTCCCTTCTCCCTTCCAAGGACCGTGAGCCCGAACAAGTCGTCCAAGCCGCCGCCGTCGATCCCGACAACGGCTACCTCAGAACTTGCAAGAACAGTCTCCAATCTCAGGTCTTCGTCGGCACGAGATGCCCAGAAATCCGCACCCGACCATCTGTTGGCCCGGAGGTTCATCCCGATCTCGATGTTCAGGTGCTTTGCGAGGAAGACGTTGCGGGTCTCCGGCCCCTTCGCAATTTCCTTCCGCAGTTCATCTTCCAGCCAATCGGCTCGCACCGAGCGCCCGAGGTTCGGGTTCGTTACGTAAAGGTTCTCCGGCTTCAGGTAGGCATCAGCCTTCAGCATCGCCTCCGGGAACTCGTAGATCAGCGGCAGAAACTTGTTGTCTGCAATCTTTCCGTCCCGAACATCCCGAGCATAGTCGAGCTTGTCCTTGAACACGCCGGCCGGCGGTTCGTCGCTCTGCGTCGAGAGGTAGATCACGAACCCCTCTGGACGTGAAACCAATCCCCCCGTTGCCTCTCTCAGCATAGCATCGGCATTCGGCCGCTTGCCGAACACCCAAAGCTCATCGATCAGGATCCGGCCCGACTTCTTGCCGGAGACCGTATCAGCATCCGCGGCTACCACCTTCAGCGCCGCCTTGGTGACGCGGTGCGTGATCGTCCGGATGTGATCCTGCACCTGGAACAGCTCTTCCAACTCTGGATCGGCCCGAACCATTGACGCAGCCGGCTTAAAGCTGTTCTGCGCGACCTCGATCGTCGGCGCCAGGATCAGAAGTTCCTCGTCCTCGCGCCAGTTGATGATCAGCGCCGTGAGCATGATCCCCGCGGCAAGAGTGGACTTCGTGTTCTTCTTGCTGATGAGCATGAAGAACTCGGAGATGAGCTGATTGCCCGTCTCCGGATCGTTTGCGCCGAAGATGGCAGCGACGAAGTCGAGCACCCACTCCTCGGTCACTTCGCCAAACGTCGGCTTGCCGGGAAGATCCACCACCCGGAGCGACTTGAACACCTCCAACGCCGCTTCTGCCTCACTCGGAAACAGGGGGGCGAACGGGATCAGGCTCCTCTTGGCGACGATGCGTTCTTCCCAGTCCTTACAACTGGTCGACCAATCGGGCATCAGGAGCCGTTCACCACTGCAAGACGCGGGCCAGAACGAGGAGCAAACCGACCCTTCGCCACCTGCTCGGCTGCCTGCTGTTTCTGCTCCTTCTTGCCCGCCTTCGCCTCATCCGCCTTCGCGTGGACATAGGGGGCGGCCGCAATCGCCATCTT